AGACATGAATGCTGGCCGGCCACCAAAGCAGATTGAATATCGCCTCGATGGGAAGTATTTTCGCGTGATTAAGAGGGAGTGGAATGTTGCAGAAACCGTCTGAACCCGACTTTGTCGTTGCGTGGCGCGAGTGGACCCGAAAGGGTCCGCCGCGCTGCTGCCATACATGCGAATTCTACAGCCCCAAGGGCGAGTGCGGCGCTTTTCACATGGTGCCGCCACCAGAGTTTGCTGAAAAGACAGACGCTTGCGAGAAGTGGACGCAGGAGCTTCCTTGGTGAGCGAGCACTTAGAGCAGCGCGAGTTCGTCTCATGGTTCCGCAAGAATCATCCCGGCGTGCGGATCTTCGCCATTCCCAATGGCGGGGCCCGCTCGGCGGCCACCGCAGCGCGACTGAAGGCCGAGGGCGCGACGGCTGGCGTCCCGGACTTGCTTATCCCTGCGTGGATGGTGTGGATTGAGATGAAGCGCGTAGACGGCGGCACGCTGAGCCAGAAGCAAAAGGACTGGCGAGAGTATCTGACCTCAATCGGCCAGACAGTAATCGTGGCGCACGGACAGGAAGACGCAAAGGCTCAATTAACGTCTCTGCGGCGCTGATTGTCCATCTTGTAGTACTGGTCCCAGCGGATCCGCCCGTCTGACTTCAAGACAATCGGCAGCCGCCACTTGTGGGGCACCTGCCCACGCTGTCGCCACTTGGCGGTGGCGTACTTCGTCACCCCAAGCTCATGAGCAATCTGCTCAATCAAGTCCCAATTCACCGCAGCCATACATCACCCCGCATTGAAAGAGAACCTAAGACAATTTGTCTGTGTGGTCAAATGCGAGACATTTTGTCCTTGACGGTCTTCTTACCCGACGAGTATGATTGGCTCACTCTTCAGTTAAGGAGATGAAATGAAGTTTCTTCTGACCATGCACATGCCGTCAAACCAAGGTAAACCAGTCCATCAAATGACCTGCGAAATAAAGGGCGTAACAAACATCGTTGAGTTTTATGATGTCCTGCATAGAAATGATTTCATCATTGTCGATGAATACTACTACGACGCAGAGGATCGCTTCCAATCTGCCGGAAAGTACAAGCTTCGCGGCACAAACATCGTGAACTGTGCCTTTATTGGCAAGATCCGCGTTCTTGAGGAGCGGTAAATGGACCCCCACAACACACTCAAAGAGTGCGCACGTCTGATTGGCGAGCGCGGAGAGGACTACGGAGGGATTGAGGACAACTTTGCTAAGATCGCCGTCATCGCCTCGCTGGCGACTGGGGTCAGGTTCACAAATTACGAAGTGGCCATGATCCTTGTGGCCACGAAGCTCGCGCGCATGTCCGGGAATCGAGACAAGCGCGACAACTATCTGGACGCCATCAACTACTTAGCCTTTGCATCGGAGATGAAACATGGGACCGCTGACCGCGATGGATCTTCTACTGTCCCTCCCGCTGGAGGGAGCGAGCAATAAGCCTTGCCACATAGCCAATCCTGAACTGTGGGAGGCGTGGTGCTCCGCGATGGATCGTCCGCATGATAACCCGACAGATGTCTGGTCGGAGTATGACGTGGCAAGCTCGGTGGAGACGATGCTTCGCAAGTACATTCGTGATCGGGTTGCAGGGGAACGAGTGGAATGAACATCGAGGAACAGCGGGCGCATTATGCGGCGGTTAAGAGCCGCCTTGCGCCAAAGGCTGCGCCTGTCGTAAGGGTCGAGAGGCCGCCAAAGATTGAACAAGACACGATGAGAAAGGAGCAGCGGCACGTCGCAATGCTGATGTACGGGCTGCCAATTGTCTCGCCAAGCATCAGGGCTTCTGTCTCGTCAATCTTGTTGGCCTACAACGTCTCTTGGGTCGCGGTGGTGGGAAGAGGACGCAGGCACCGTGTCTGCATGTGCCGGCGTGCAATCACTTGGTTACTGCACACTCGTGGGTGGTCGTATCCGAAGATCGGAGAACTGATGAAGCAGGATCATTCCACATGCGTCTACGCCGTCCACAGGGCAAATTCTTGGCAATATCCGAATGACAATAAAATTAGGAGAGGTCGTTAAGCATGATTTTAACCCCGAGAATGCTCAGAGAGATTAAGCCGGTTGACCCCTTCGTGGAGAGGTCTGTGGCGAACGGCATGACTTATGGCCTCGGTCCCGCCGGCTATGATGTTAGAATCATGGAGCGCCTTCTTTTGAGGCCGGGCGCGTTTGCGCTGGCGTCAACGGTGGAGCGCTTCACCATGCACGACGACATTATCGGCTTCGTTCACGACAAATCGACATGGGCTCGAATGGGGCTCGCAGTGCAGAACACCGTCATCGAGCCCGGCTGGTATGGCTGGCTGACGCTAGAGTTGACCAATCATGGATATAGCGAGATCATGATCGAGTCCGGATCGCCCATCGCTCAAGTGGTGTTCCATATGCTGCCGGAGCCGACAGAGTTGCCATACAGGGGCAAGTACCAGAACCAGCAGCGTGGCGCGCAAGTGGCGAAGCTTGAGGAATAACATTAAAAGCACCGCGTTGTCGGAGGGACAAACATGAAATCAGTTTCGCTGCGCCAGCACCGGGGCAACTACAGCCCGGAGAAGAGACGCCAGAAAGCAATCGCTGGCGCGGCGAAGAGCAAGATCCTAAATGACTTTAAGCCAGTGACGTTGGCTAAAGTGAAGTCTTTAACTCTGGAAGAGATAGAGAAAAAGTACGGCAAGTGAAAAAGCATTTTTCGTCAACCGCAGTGCCTATGGAGTGAATGGTCCTGCCAGCAACAGGAGTTAGTATGCGAGCGCTTATCGTTATTGTGGCCCTCTTGGCGTCTTCAGCGTCAGCATTTGCAGAAATGTCCTCTGCCGAGTTCTTTGCGCGTGACAGGTCGGGAAACTGGAGGGACGCTCAGGTCCAGACCGCACCATCAGCCCCCGCAGCGCGGGGAGACGTGCAAAAGATCGTCGCCCGGCAGGCGGCGCAAAAGCTGGGTCCGCAGTGGGTGGATGCCGCGCTACGCATAGCTAAACTGGAAAGCGGATTTAACTGTCGGGCAACGGGGCCCAGCACCCGCCACGGACGGGCGAAGGGCGTGATGCAGGTCATGCCGGGATCCGCGAGAGGGCTGGGATACAACCCCGCTAGGCTCCACGAGTGCGAGTATGGCGTGGCCGCCGGGGTGGCGCATATGGCGCTGTGCATTAAGCATGGCGTCCGAACGACGCAAGAAATGGCGCGTTGCCACGTTGCCGGCGTCGGCGGATGGAACAAGAAACTCAATCGCAACGCTGAGAGGTACAAGCAGCGTTATGCGGCTATGATTATCGAGAGAAGAATGTAAACTCGAAGAACATCGGGATGTCCCTGATGTGTGACAGCCGTCTTCCGGCCTCGCCGAAAGACTCTGTCGTGTCCCTGACTTGGCTCCCGGTGATAAGCCGGGAGCCTTTTTCATTGGAAATTAGGCTTTAGCCTCCAAAGCAGCAACGCGCGCCGACAATGCGTTGATTTGCGTGGCTGCCTCTTGCAGAGCCGCCGTCAAGACAGGCACCAGCTTGGACAGATCTATACCTTGATAAACAGGGTTGCCCTCTGCATCGACGGCATTGGACTGGCCTGTGACAGCCTGCGGGATCACCTGCTGAACCTCGTCAGCGATGAAGCCGAGAACTTCGCCCAAGGCGGGATTGTTGATCCACTCAAACGTAACCGGGCGGAGCTGCGCCACCAGCGAGAGCCCTGTGGTTCCCGTGACGGGCTGAATATTCTCTTTCAGACGCCGGTCAGAAGACGTGTTGTAAGAGACCGCCGAGCCGTTGGTCGTGATGTTGCCAATGATCGTTGGGCCGTTAAAGCAGAAACCAGCCAAGGCGTTGCTTATGTTATTTACGCGGAACACAGCGGCGCCATTTCCGGCGGCACCCGAAGAATAGTTGTAAAACTCACTTGCCCAATCTGTGTTGTTCACAAACCTAGCGCGTGCGGCGCTAAAGCCTGAATTGATGGCCAAGTCGGGGCCGGAAAACAAATTGTTTCCGTTGACGTTGAACGTCAAAAAATTACCGGCATTAAATCCAGCGAAATAAGCGTTTGTGTCTGTGTTTAACCTAACAAGTGCGCCGCCTGTGTTTGCCGGGCACAAAATTGAAACTGACTCATTTCCACCACTGACGGGTGTGGCTGTTCCAACCCGAACCGATGCAGCGTTGCTGATCGTGGTGCCGGTCATAGTCGCATTGGTGACAAGCGCCACGTTTCCTGAGCCGCTCGTGCCCAAGCCACCTAGAAAGCCACCGTTGTTGTACAGGATGTTGCTGGCGGTAATTTCGGAGATGGTCGTTGATGTGCTGAGCGACGAAGACGGGGCCGCCGTCGAACGCGCCAGACGGATGTTTCCAAGCTTGTCGGAATAGACGATTTCCGCCTGCCCTTGAGGGATAACAACCGTCGTTCCAGAAACGTTAGTGGTGCCAATCGTAAAGGTGAATGGACCGTTTGTCGCGTTCCGGACGATCCACTGGCCGCCAACAGCAGACGGAATGTTGTAGCGGACGTTGCCAGTGAGAGTTGATCCGCTCTGAAGAACGAGGTTCCTGTAATTAGCCTCACTCAAGTTATGTGTATCTGAGACCTGTGTTAAATTAGTTACATCGCCAAATGCCGCATCGATATAGTCCCAGTCTGTGTTTATCGGGCCACTCCAGCCAGTCGCCTCGCCGGAGAATTCGTTATAAAAAGGGCGAATGAGCTTCTTGTTGTTGGTAGTGTCAGGCATGCCCCTTCTCCTCAAATATGCTGATTAGCAACCTCAAGAGCCTTGGCCACCGTGTCGTCGTCGGTGTTCAAAAGCTTTTCGGTGCTGGACGTTACATGATGTTTTGCGCTCTTGGCGAGAGCCTTCAGGTTCACCGCCCCGCCTGTGGCGCGACCGCGACGCTGAAGCGGGATGGTGAGTTCGCGATACATTTCTTCGGTCGTCTTGGGCGTCGGGGTCGGCTCGTCTGGGAGACGCTCCGCCGCGAAGCCAAGGGCAGGGCCGCGTGAGGCTATCTCGCGCAGGAAGGCGTTGAGGCGAAGTGTGTTTGCCTCGGACGGCTTTTGCGCCAAGAAACGTGCGAACTGAGGATCAGTAACAGCGCGCTGGAGAGCCGCCATAGCTTGCTCTTGCGTGGTGCCATACACCATGCGCGCAGCAAACCGGGTCACGGGGGTCATGACTTGCGATGCCGTAGCGCCTGCGGCGGCCCCCAGAGCCTCAAAGGCAATCTGGGCGGGGATAGTCATGCCGAGCGCCTTGCCTGCGCCGTATCCCGCCGCAGCCCCAGCAAATGAGCCAATAGCGCGTCCATGCAACAACGTGAACATATCGCCGCTCGACAGCAGCTTTAGTCGCTGCTGCGCACCCTGCGGAAGCTCTTCGTTGACCGGGAGCTTCTTCAAGATGTTGGCAGACTGATTGACGCGGTCGATGAAGGCGCGACCATCCGGGTCAGTCACAAATTTATTGATGTCTGCCCGGTTATTCTTGATCCAGCTCGACAGCTTTGCCGGATCACGCTGTACGGCGTCCGACAGGGACATGACGATCTGGTTGCCGAGCCCCGTGTTGGCGATCTGGTCTAAGCGCGCCTCAAGGCCGGGAACCTCGCGGATCAAGCCGTCGTAGCCGGGGTTCTTGCGAAAGCTGGCAATCATTTCCGGCGTAATAAACGCCTTTCCGCCAAGGATCTTCGATACGACCCAATCCCCGACAGGGCGAGCTACATCGACGCCCGGAATGTTTTGGATCTCGCGGTAGCGCGATAGCGCCTCGTCGGGTGATCCGAGCACCTTGGACAGGAATAGCTCCGGCTCAATGACCGGGCGACCAGCCTCAGAATGATACCGGCTATGAACCTCGGAAAGGGGCTTCGTGGCTGGCGTCTCAAACGTGCTCTTGTACTCGCGCGTCATTGTGCGCGCGTTGTCAAACGCCGCACCAACTTCAGAGGGCGTGACACCCTTCATGAAGATATTGGACACGGCCTTCGTGTCCGTCATCATGTCGTCGAGCTTGGTTGAGATGGCCTTTGCAGCCGTAACCGCCGAGGGCTTGGCCGTCGGATCGCGCAAAACCGAGTTCACATCCGCCTTGAGTCTTTGCACGTCGGCGAACGGGATCTGGCCCCCCGGATAATTTCGCAGCGCCTCGACCTGCTGCATGATGTCGTTGCCGATGCTCAGCCGGGCGGTTCCCATTTCCTTGAACGCATCGTCAATCGCCCGGCCCACAGCACTGGAGTTGTAGCGCGCTTGCGTAAAAGCAGGATGATCCCACGCGGCCTCATAAGCCACGCGGGCCGGCTCTTGGATGGCTCGGTAAAGGTTCTGCGCCTCTGCCGATGACATAGACATCGGGTTAACGGTCGTGTCTTTGACGCCGCCCGGCTGGATCTCCTCCGGAATTGCGGCGGCGGCGCGCTCAACGATCATGCGGCTCTGGTCGGCCTGCGTGCGCGCGGCCTGCTGCCCACCCGGCACGGCGCGCTCCAGCGCCTCCATGCGTGAGCCGTAAGCCTGCGCCGAAGTAGGATCCACACCCACTAGCGTGTCGCCAACCATCGGCGGACGACTAGCGACGTTCGGGTCGGTCTCACGAATGATGTCGCCAGCGATGCGCTCGCTGCGTTCCGCCGTGGCGGCAGGCGTGCGGCCAGCTATGGCACGACCAGCCAGCATGCCGGGAACGACGCCAAGGACGCGCGCAGCGGCCTCGTCGTCAGTACCTCTTAAGGCTTCGCCAGCGGCCCCGCTGGTTGCCCCAGCCCCCGTGGTGGTCGTAAGTTCACGCACCGCGGCCTGACCCGGCCCAGCGGCTCTGGGCGCACCCAGCGCGCCACGCACACCCATCGACACGGCGGACGTGGCGGGTACTTGCCCAGCGAACTCGCCAATAGTGCCCACGATACGGGATGCTGGCGTCTTGCCTTCATACTTGATGCTCGGAACAGCTCCGGCGGCCAAGTTCACCATGGACTGCCCGGTGGGGAAAGGAAGTCCGGCAATTCTGTATTCGGTTCCGGCGCGCTCGCCCGGCGTCATGCGCTCCTCAATTGGCGCGAGCCGCTCCTCATATGCCTTTCGGGCAGCTCCGGGCTGCGCCTTGCCGCGCAACTCCTGAACGCGATTTTGAACCCATGCGGCGTAGGCAGGGGAGCGCTCGTAAAGCTGACCGATGTCGCCGACGATTCCCGGCAGCGACACGATTCCGCGCCCCACACCCGCCGCGCCAGCGCCAAGAATGTCAGCGGTATGCTCGCCGAAGGTCTGCGGCGTCTTCGGCGTTTCTTGGCTGCGTCTCCGCTCGACGAACTCTGCCTGACGGAGCCGCTCGAAAGGGTCTTCGTCGGGTCGTGTGGATGGCGCAGGCGCGTTGATCGGGGGGAGGTGACCGAACGGGTCTTGCTCGTTCATCAGTTGGTCCTCCAGTAGCGCGCCAGTCCGGGTGTATCAAATCGCGCATCAAATCGACGCGACGATGATGGGTCTTTTCGAAGAATATCGACAGCACTTTCGCGCCGCGTCACAGTCTGTCCGTTGACGCGCTCAGTGATCGGGAAGGCTTGCATCGACGCCTTAAGCCTTTGCCTCTCAAGGTCGTAGCGGTCGCCCATCTCTTTGTTAAAGTTGTCGTAGACGTTCAGTGCGGTGCCATAGCGGCGCGTGTAGGCGTCGTAGTAGCGAGCGAAATCGCGATCCCGCTGAAACTCCACCAACATATTGGCGATGATGGTGTTGGCAGACTCCTTGTCGAGGTTTCCGCTAGGCATTGCGTTGCGGATTGAAGTAGCAACAGCCGCAGCATTAAATCCGCCCTGCGCAGCCATTTGCACAGACCCAAGCTCTTGGATCTTGCGAATGATTTGAGCATCTTGAATGTCCGAGCCGACATCAATCTGCGCGCCGGGGAGCCCCGCAATTTTGGCCGCCGTATTGTAGATGTTCACCAGAGCCGCACGACCCTCCTGACCAGCGCCTTCTCCGGTAAGGTTGTTAGTGCTGATGCGGTTAACCGACGTGGCCAGAGACCACAAATCAGAGATACTACGATCCGTCGCGCGAGATGCGTCACGAATTGCCTGAGCAGTAGCCGCCTCTTTTTCTGCCCGCTCACGCAGGTTTGGCACCGTGTTGATCGCTGCCTCAATGGCGCGCGGATTGTTAATGTTGACGCCCGGAGGCAACACGCTGCGGATGTACTCGTCCGAAATTCCGCCGCGTGCCGGGGTCACGTCGATGCGGTACTCGCCCTCCTTCGGGATCTCAATTGCACCAACCCGCGTGACAGGGCCAGTGGCGGCAGGAGGAGCAGCGGCAGGCGGACCGGCTTGCGGAGCGGTCTCTGCGGTTGCAGGAGGCTCCCGCGCCGGCTGTACACCGGATGGCGGGGGCGCGGGAGGAAGGGCGTCCGCCGTCGGGCGCCCGGCCACAGGCTGTCTGCTGCCAGCGGTAGGAGGTGCCTCACCACGCGGACTCGCCGTGCGTACGGCCTGTTCGACTTCGCGCCGGGTTTGCGGCAGGAGATTGTACCTGTCAGGGTTCTCCAGCACTTCGTAGAAAGGAACGTAGCGCATGCCGCCACGTCCATCAGAGACAAGCACAGCCTGCGGGAAGCCCCTTGCGTCGTACTTGATGGACGCTCCCGCCGCCTGCACGTTCGTGAGCCCCGTCCGGGCGCTGGCCTCATCGGCCTCGGACTGCTGTTTCTGAAGGCCAGTGTACGCACTTGTGCCGCCAACGAGCCCTTCGCCAATAGCACTGGCCAGATACGGAGACCTTGACGCCAGCATTGATCCGATGCCGGCGAGCGCAGGAACCCAGAGGTTTTCGGACGTAAGAGCCTGTTTTGTTTCAGGCTTCATGTCGCGACCGAACATGCCACCGATTAGGGTTGCGTAAGGCGAGCGAGAAGGAATTTGCTCGGGAGGGATCACTCCGCCAATTGGGCGCTCACCGCTCGCGACACCCGGCGGCGGTGATCTTCCCGCCTCCCGTGCCCGCAAGATACGCTCCTCATCTTCAGATCTGGGCGTGCCGCCCTCTTGATAGCCCTGCCGAGGCGCGAGGCCCGCCGCCACGTCAGTGGCGCGCTTGTAATCGACCATCTTGAGGCCGCCGAGGCCGGCAACCGCATCGCTATGTCCATTGTGCTCCAGATCCTGCGCCATGAGGCCGATCTGGGTCTTGGGCGAGCCCTTCATGTTGTAGCGATAGATCGGCTGGCCGTCGTAAAGCTCGCCGACTGGCTCGATGTTGTCCTTCATGCGGGCATCGGACGGCAAAAACATCATCGCCGTTTTGGCGATGGATGCTGCCTTTGAGCCCGCATCCAGAAGCTCACTAGCGCCACTCTGGCCCGGCGCACCAAGCTTGCCCGCAGTCATCAGCTCGCGCTTTTGATTGTCAGCCTCGCCAATCTTCTGAAGCGGATCTTCGCCCATATCACTGGTGGAGTAAGGCATACCGCCGCCAGCATACTCACCTCGCGTCAAGCCGCCGCGATAGAACAGCTTGTCACGATCCCACTCAGCCTGCGGCAGTGATTCAGCGATACTGTCCGCTCCCTTCGGGGGCGGAGGGGCCGCGCGAGAGGGGCCCGCTTCTCCGCCTCCAAGGCCAGAAAGAAATCCCTGACGGCTGAACTCGCCGCCTTTGCCCAAAAGACCACGGCTAGCCGCAGAGTCCCTAGTGGCGGGGGAGCCAGTCAGCGCCTCTTTGCCCGTCTTGGCGAGCCCGGCAATCTTTGATCCGGTATCCAGCGCTTCACTGAGACCAGAGGGGCGCTGCTGCGGCAGGCTGCCAGCGGTGACGAGCTTCGGCTGCGCCATCTGCGACTGGGGGATGTAGCCGGGAGCACCAGCCCCACCAGTGCCAGCGCCACCATACAAGCCCTTCCCACCGTAGAACGCAAGCGGCTGGCCGATGGCGGCCAGAATGGCTCGCATGTCGTCGGACCCGACAACCTGACCACCAGAGGCATACGCGCCAGAGCGGGCAACGAGGCCGCCCATGGACTGGGAGCCAACCTCGCCGCCAAACCCGTACCGGGGAGCCTGCACGCTTCCCTTGCCTGCGCTCGGCTGAAAGCCGCTCTGAGTAGGAAGACCCATCTGCGGAAGCTGTGGCCGAGGAGACTGAACAGAGTTCTTGCCGCCGATAGACGGACCACCTACCGGAGCTGGCACGGGAGGCTGAACAGAATTTTTGCCGCCAATAGAGGGGCCACCGGTCGGCAGCGCCGAGGGCGCAGAGCTGCCGGCAGCGCCAGAGGCTACACCCTGACTGCCCGGCGGAAACTGGAACTGCTGGCCATTAGCCATATTCTGCTGGGCCTGAAAATCAGACACTGCACCAGACGGCGTACCAAGCCCCGTGGCCCTATTATTCACGTCGTTATAGCGCGCCATCACCTCAGAGGGGATCTGGACCTGCGGTTGAGCGCTCTGGTTGCTCATCATCGCACTTTGCGAGGGCGCAAATTGATTAGATGTGGAACCAGACAGTGCGCCCGTCCCCATCGCACTTTGCGAGGGTGCAGGGGACGGACTATAAGACGGAGCCTGCACACCTCCCTTGCCGGCACCGCCGCCAAAGGCGCGAGACTGGCGACCTTCTGGCGCTACTACTTTTCGGCCATTAATCTCACCGACCAGCTCTGGCGCGCTCTTCTCGATGTCCTGCGCCATGGGACCAACGCGCTTGGGCGGCATGGGCCGACCATCGCGCTCCGCAGCCTCCACGTCGTCCTTGTAGTCGTAGGCATAGAGCCCCTTGCCGAGGGGCTGGACGTTGGTCTTCTCGCGCTCGTCCGAAAAGAACGGAGCCATCTGCGTTGTGGCAGTCGTTGACCCGGACAGCGCGCCCGTCCCCATCGCGATGTTCGCGAGGAACTGCGCCGTCTGGAAGTCGTATCCGCGCTCTTGCAGGAACTGATTGTAGAGCGCCTGCAACCCGGCCTGCTGCGTCTGCTGCTCAGCCGTACCAGCCGCAAGCTGCGCCTGCGCGCCGGCAAGAGCAGACTGCTGGGCCTGCGCGCCGAGGCCACCAAGCTGCTGGCCGGCCATCATCTGGCGTTGAAGATCCTGCGCCTGCACGCCCTGCTGGCCCATCGCCGTCTGGACGGCGTTTTGGTAGGCCTGCTGGTACAGGGGCGAGATCGCCTGCGCCGTTGCAAGCCCCTGCTGGCCCTGAAGCTGTGCTCGCTGAATGCCCGCACGGTCGCCGCCGAACGCGCCAGCCTTAATTGCCTCCGCCTGCTGCTGGGCGAGCTGCTGGCCCTGCTGCTGCTGGAGCCCGGCCCGCGTGGCGTCAACCACTGACTGCGTGTACGGGTTTTGATACTGTTGGATCTGCTGCGAAGTGAGGGGCCCAACAGCCTGCGCGCCGCCCATGGTGAGGCCGGCGGCGGTGTTGAAGTACGGCTGGGTCATCCCAGCCGCCTGATTGATGTTCTGTATGCCCGCCTGCTGCGTCTGCGTTAGGGGCGCAACGAATGCGTTCGGGTCTCGGCTATAAGCCTGAAAAGGTTTACTGGCGGCGGATTCTGCCCTCGCGTTAACGGCGTTGTAACGCGCCATAACCTCTGGCGGGATCTGAACCTGCTGGGTAGCTGTTTGGGTTTTTCCGCCGCCGCTCATATCAGCCCCTCTGCTTACTCAGCCGCCTCGCGCCATTCGCCGGTTCGGACGCCATACAAAAAGTACGCTCCAGAAGGCTTCCCAAAAATCCGCTCGTACATGCGGATTTTACCTTCCGTCCGATGGTTGGAGAGAACGCCAATGGTCAGCGGGATCCCCAATTCATCCGAGACTTTCTTCCCGAACTCACAAAGCTTGCGGGCCCGCCCGCCTTTTACAGCCCTGAAATCCGGATGAATAAAAACAGCCCGTTCCTCAAGTATTGCATCGTCACTATACCAGATGTTGCCAATTCGCAAAAGGATTGCGCCTTGGGGCTTCTGGCCGGGAACTCCGACAATACCGACGATACCCTTGTCCCGGTTCAGGGCGGGCCAAATCTCTCCCAAAAGCCGCTCCGCATTCGGCTTTACGAAGCCGTTTTCCTCGCAGGCGGCCAGCGCCAGATCCATGATGTCGTACACGTCGTCTGGGTTTCCGACCCAAACCTTCAGATTGTCGGCCATAGTTCTCCCCTTATCTGCCTCAGTCACGGCGAGGCCCCGGAAGCTTTTTGAGCGTGCTAATCGTCTCCGCTCGGGTCTGCTTAATCCATTCGTCCAGAGCCTTGTGCCCGGCGTCCATGTCGCCGCCGCCAGCCCAAGCAACCTCATCGGGCGTCAGAACGTACTCACCACCGGCTGCGACAATGGCCACGGGATCGCCAACGGGGCCACCCTCCGCATATCCGCCAGACGGCGCGTTCCGAAACATGGTTTTAACGGTGCGGAACCCCGCCATAGTGTTGCCCTCGCCGAGGGCGGAAACAATGTCGGCTGGAATGACATACGAACCGGATGGAACGTGCATGGGGAGGTGATCCGTCCGCCCCGCGACGGGCGAGTGGATCGGCCCAACGTGCGTCTTGGATACGGTGGGCGTCTGCGGCTTCGGGGGAGACATGCCGCCCATGGCCTTCGTCTCTCGCGCCGTCTTGAGGGCGATGGCGATAGCCTGCTTCTGCGGGCGGCCCGAGTGAACCAGCTCGCTGATGTTGGCGCTAATGGTCTTCTGAGACTTACCTTTTGCGAGCGGCATTTTTACCCCCGAGAGTATGTCACATTGACTGATTGACCCGTTCCGGGAGTGATAACCAGCCCATTCGTGAAGACCATGTTTGCCGGATAAACGCCAACAGTATTGGGCGTGGCCACAAGAGCCGTCGCAGCCGTCCCGCCGCCCGGCGTTCCAGCATTGTAGATAAATCCGTTGGCGGAGCCGGCGACAACAACCGCAAACGAAATTAAGCGCCCCCTTCCCGTAAGCACGAGAGTTGAAGCGGTTACAGTCGCAGATGTGTCCGTTGGGTTAAGCGCTGAGAGAGCTTGAAAGACGTTGTTTATAGCGACAACGCCATTCTTCTGCGTGGTGAGAATGTCGCCTAGAGACGCCATCAGTATTTCCCATCGGGCTGGATGCGGTAGCGGATATTACCAATACGCCAGAACGATCCGATGTCGTTACTGTCCACCTTGATGGAGACGAGCCTTCCCCGGAAACGCGGCGTAATAAATGTGGTTGATTGCGTCATGGTGTAGGGGCCGTACTGTAACGGCGTTTGCCCAGCATAATCAGTAACATAGAACGTTATCTGAACCTGCGCGCCCTGAGTTCCGCCATAATAGCCCCACTTCATGTCGGGCCAGATCTGATCAATAAACATCTTCACGTCCGCCTCAGACAGGGCAAAGTAGCCCGTCTGGAAGCTGGCGTTGATGGCCTGACCGTCCGCGTCCGGAGACGTTTCGTGCTGGTAGATAAAGCGATCTGGGGCCGCACCAATCGGTGGGCCGAGGACGCTCTCATTGATCCATGCGGTGCGCGCGAGAGTGCCGAAGTCCCACTGATCGATGAGAAAGTTGTATTTGACGTAGTGGCTCACCTCGCCGCCGTTGGAGCGGGTGGGATAGAACCACGAGATCTCACCAAACCGAGAATTGGGAGCAACGCGGATCTTGTCGTAGTTGTCTGTGTCCAAATCTTGGAAAATAACGTCCCAAATCGGACAGCGGATCGGCTCGACGCCAGATCCCGCGAGGCGGAAGAACTGGCTCTGCCCCATCCAGTAAACGATACCGTTGACGGACGTGGCCGCCTTGCGCCCAATCAAACCGCAGCCAGTACCGACTTCGTTGAACTGATAGACATACGGAGGGCCAACGTACTGCATGGCCCACACGGCAAGGTCCGTCCATATCAGGCCCTGCTGCGGGCCCTGAATGGCCTGAATGATCTTGGAGCCCTTTGGGATCCGGTAGGATCCGGCCTGATTTGTGACGAGGCCGATCCACGAATTGTAGTCGCCAACATCGCACCAGCGGATCAAGAGCGGATCTTTGATGCCGTTGAACGTGCTGCCGTAGGCAACGATCTGTCTTTGTGGCATCGCCACAAAGCAGCCCTCATTCACCTGTGGAGCCTCAGAAATGATAGTGGCGACAGGGTTGTTCTCTGACGGTGACCACTGATAAATCGGCCCATTCAGAGGACTGGCGATCAGCGTTTCGCCCCAGTTGTCCAGTGACCAATCTATCGCCGTAATGGCGGTTCCCGGCAGGGACGGCGTGACAACGCCGGAGCCATAGCCACCGGCTCCGTATCCGCCAACGCCATAACCAGCGTTCGCCTGCTGGGGACCAACTCCATCGTAATAGACAAAGTAGGCATTGCCGTTGTTCTCGCTGATAGTTGCGGTAGAGGTTGCAGAGCTGCTCGCTGTAATGACGAAGGTGTTGGTCGTGGCGGACGAAACAGTATAGTTCCCGGAAAGAGTGATACCACCGACAGTGGTTGAAATCAGGATTGGGAATGAGTCGCCGTTAAAAAAGCCGTGATTGCTCAGGGTCACAGTGACACGAGAAGACCCTGATGTAGTTGCAAATGACGGGACTGATCCGCCAGTAGTTCCAGACGTAGCAAACGCCGGACCGCCAAGGGCATCCTTAGCTTGAATGGAAAACTGGTTAGCCCCAATTTGCGTGACATTATAGAGGCCAAACAGAATGAGGCCGCTAATGCTTATTTGCGTGCGAATATCAACAACATCGAACGAATCAAGATTGCTTTCAACTGCATTTATGACGACGGTTGAACTATTGGACGTAGTAGTAATGCTAACTGGGACATTGGCCGCTGTTCGAGTGCGCGGCGTAATCGTAAGCTGACCAGCGCCAAGTATGGCAGAAAGAGATTCTGTCGCCCCAACACCCAGCCATGACTGCTCTGTTTCGCTAAGATCTTTCCACGCCCACAGGGCCCGAACAGTAGAGCCGATCTGGCTGGGAAAATATCTCGTCCAGCCGCCCAGCTTCTGCACCAAGCCAATGCCATTCCTGTCCGGGATGAACCGGACCAGATTGGTGTTGGAAATGGCGGCCTCATTGAGGGCCAGCGTCTTGTTCTGATCAACGCCGGGGATGAGCTTGAGCGACTGATGCGGCATGGATCATCACCTCGTCGGGGTCGCGACAGGCGACGGGCTCTGAGAAGACCACGCAGAAGCCTCAAACTTCTTGCGGGCCTCTTCGATGGCAGCGCCCTTCAGGAGTGCGTTATACTGGCTCTCATACGTGACCGACATCTGAGGGTCGTCGTTCGCGCGCCCGAAGTTACGCTGGTACGCCGAGACGTAGATCATGCTCGCCATGATGAACAGATCGGGCAGATACAGGCTAATGAACGTCGTCGGATTGGCCGAGGATAGGCTGTCTGGCCTGAAGGTGCCGACGATCTCGACGCCATACGCCTGATCTGGCACGGGGCCGAACAGGAAGATGTTGTCGCTAAAGGGCACAAAGTATTTCGGCATCGCGCGGTTCGCCGTGGCGTTAGATCCGCACACGATGTCGAGGAACTCCTTCGTCGTCGGCAAGCATGAGTTGCGCGTGACGGTCGCGCCGTTGGGATTGGTCTG